AAGGATCAATAATTTTTTCATATCATTACTATTTGATAAACAAATGTTCCGTTTGCTGCTGCTGTGACTGTGAATCCATTTGCACTCCTGGACGTTATTGAAAATCCGACTGGCTGTCCGTTAGAATCATAGCAAAAAGGCAGAATATCATAATTTGTTATTGGAGTACTGAAATTGATAATTATAGGTGTTGTTGATACTGTTATAACACCACCTGCATTGGAAGCAGAAGCATCATCAACTAAATTGAATGTTGAATTAATTATTTCAGCTATCAAATCTTGAGTAGCCTGAGCATCTATCTCCTGATTTGTATTAGGAAATATCGTTGCAATCAATTGTGCTATTAACTGTGATCTGCTTTGGGCCATTATTTAAATGCATTTGAGAAGGCATTAGAGAATGCTCTGCTTATAGTTATTATTGTATTTGATACTATTTGAACAGCATTCGAGAATATCCAATTATTCAAAGTTACTGCCTTCTTAATCTGTTCATTTCCTGTATTTGCAACATGCAACACTATTTTTTGACCAGATTGAGGAATAGTCTCAACTTCAAAGAAATTATCACTTAGGAATTGGAAGAAAAGAGAGATATCACCATAATATTGTACGACTAAATCAAAAAGATTTTGCTGTGATTTAGCATATATCGGCGTTTGAATTGAAGGATCTGAAGTAATTAGGAATGTTTCTTTTAAAGAAGTGCATAAAGGAATATCAATTGTTTGACCTCCTTGGACAATAGCATCAACATTCAATCCATTGGCAGATAATATTGTAAATAAATTATTTATATTACCTGTAGACTGAATAACAACATCATATAAACTTTGTCCATTTATTACATTCATTGTTTTTTCACGTATCCTTGAACATTAAAAATCCCCTTCGCCGGATCTATGATAATGCCTGAAATTGGCATTGAATAATTATCATTCTCGATTGCCTGCTTAATTAATTTCTGCTCTGTCTGCACATTTATTGAACCATTCAATCGGCTATATACACCATAACCAATATCAGGATATTGATAAAACTGTCCGGGATTTGCATGTAAAATATGTTCCACATGCTGATCGTCAGAATCACCAACAACCAAGTCGGTTGCTCCAATCTCTATATCATCGGTAAAAATTAAGTCCTGAGATATCATATTTTAATGTGTTATCGCCGTTTCTTCTATATCGCTTGCTTTTGTATCTGTAAATGATTGTCCGGCCCATGTTGCTGCAGCTGCTTTTAATGCTGCTCCTCCATCCATGGGAGCTACAATCCATGTAGTTTTAAAAACTGTTTTTAAATTATTTAGATCATCTTCAAGTTTATTAAGTTTGGTTACCAGGTTAGGAACCACAACCATGCCTCCATTTTCGCCACCATTAAATTGTAACAAAGTTGTATCGATAAGAATCTTGTCCAAAGCAGAAAAACATGATATAAATCCGGATGTCTGACTATAAAAGGTAACTCCCACCTGGCTGCCAACGGTCGGTATCTGGACAAATCCATTATTCAAGGCCATAGTTCCCTGCAAAGCAATACCTGCATAATCAGCATTATTGATTGTCACAGTGGCCACCCTATTGGCTTCATCCACAGACTTGACGACACCAGACATGGTAAGGATCGCGTTCATTCTGATCCTCCTGTCAATAAATAAGTTCAATAGTTGAGGTATGGTCATTGTTTCCCGTAAATGTTTACTGTTTGTCTATATCCTTGTTTTCCGAATTTTACATCTACAGCACGAATCAAATATGTACCTGTCCTTTCCGGATATCTGTAATCTTGTATCAATGCCAGATCACCAAAGTTTACCACTGGCTCCCCAAAGGTTTCTATGTGTCCCTTATAACCGGTATAAGTTTGTGATTTCAATATCTGACCGGCCTCTGAAATCATTTGACTTTCTGGCATTGCAACGCTTGTAATATGCTCAATTTGATTATATCCAACCGGTGGAATAGTTGAATTCGTCAAAACACCTTTTGAATTATAGAAAACATAGATCGTTGTTTTCTTATCAGGAGCACCGTTTACACTTATTTGTGTTGTAAACTTTATTGATAGATGAACATCGAGGACATTTTGATATTCTAAAGTATCGGCACCGATAATATTCCGCTGAACAATGAATGTCTGAGTATTAGTAGCGACAAATTGAACCACACGGTTCATTACAAGAGTACCATTCTTAAAATATGCCAGGAATAAATATTTATTTCTGATAAATTCTAAAATATCAGCAAAAGAGTTCCCGGGAGATATTTGTATAGCTCCTAAATCTGAAGTATCCGAAAGATTAGTTTTAAATGTCAAACCGGTCTGATTCTGACACCAGGTGATTAAGGTCGATAATGTACATGGTGATGGTAAAAGGACTCCGGGCAAGGCTGTTTGTTTAAGTTTCCACATCTCATCCTCACATTCCAGTTTAACTACATAGCCAGGTTTGATCTTTGTCACATAACCTTGATATCGCTTTGTCAAGGATGGTGCATTTTTCTTATTTATACCATCGGTAACATATCCTAACCATATTTGAATTGCATCACCTCTTTGAATCTGAGTGATGGAGTATTGATTATTGTCTTTAAATATTTTAGCAGGTATTTCCAGTTTAGCGGTTTGAGTTAACAATTCCCATGATGTTGTTATCTCCACTTCGCAGACATAGGTAATGGATAATAAATCAGATCCATTACGGCTGAAATTAATATATGAGCAAAGTTTAAGCATATCCTTCTGATACTGTATTTTCAGAAATATTACTATCAATTAAAACCGGTTGACCTTGTTGTGATTGATCTGCTTCAATATTCAAGATATTGATAAGATTATCAGATACCATGTTTATTGTGAACTCTTGTTGACTATTAAAACCTTCTTCCTGGGGAAAATGATATGTCTCGATAACTACATTATAAATACCAAACATGCTCAGGTAATCACTTATCACAGGTATTTCGGCAGATATCTGACATATATAGATTAAGTTTTGAATCATCTCCTGAGGAAAATAATTATTCGGATCCGAAACAATACCTTTTAGCTCAATTGCATAATCTCCATCAGACACATATTCTTTTACTGTTCCGTTTCTACCCTGGATAGTAGTTTTTACAATATTTTTTGTCTGATTGACCGTAAGTAAGACCAAATCAAGCGTGACGGGAGTATAGGGTATGTTATTACCGTTGATATCGATATAATAGTTTGTCTGTGGATTTGCTTTGTCTGGCCCGGGATCTCCAAATGTTATACTGGTCATTATCGGAGTGCCCAGGTAAGCTGATAGACCTTTATTGGGTTCCGGAGCCGGTGAAGGGGGAACGACATAAAAAGTCCTTTTGACCTGGTCCGCTACAGCTCCTTTAACAAAAAATGTAACTCCGGAGGCAGTTTCAAAGCCAAGACGTTTCAAATTCGATGAAGGTATATCGATCATATATTTGCCGTTATTTGAACATCATTGATAGCTGCGAGCAATACTTCCGTAATCTTTGCCTTTACATCCGTTGTACTTTCAGTCACAGAGGAGGATATAACCTCAAATTTTTCTACAAGCTTACCAATGTTGATATTGAAAACTTTTGGTGCGGCACTTTCGATTTTGGTAATATTGTCACCCTGATTAGTAGTGGATTCACCTGTATATTTTTCAAATCCAGGATTTTCTCTTTTAAGTGTTTTAATTTGGTCGGTTATTTTTTTCAGAGTATCTTGAGCATTCTTTAATTTTGCAATGTCTACCCCCTTAGTTAATACCCCTTTATTAATGCCAATTCCCATATTGGTCATTTTTTGAATATTCTGAATAGATGCTTGAAGAGGACTTATTGCGGGTTTTAAATCTTTATTTATTGCATCTTCCAACTTTTGTTGTTGATCGAGCAACTCATCATATAAAGTTTTCCTTTGTCTAAGATTAAGCAATTGCCTATTGTCGAATGTTTGAGTACTTTCAGTTATCTTTTTTTGCAATTCAATAAATTCTTGCATTTTCTCATTAACACCTTGTTGAGCAAGTTTTGCACTCATTAATTTTTCAACCAGAAAACCCAATGCAATAATCAATAATCCCACACCTGTACTGGCAATAGCAACCTTAAACCCTTCCGCGCTCATTGCCGCCGTCTTTAATCCGGTAGAAAGTGCCATTGTAGCACCTTTATAAAGTGTTGTTACAACATTTGCAACTTTCATCGCTGAGGTTACTGCTATATTTGCAACTTTAAATATTGACATTGCGGCGGCTGCTATTAAAATAATTTTTCCTAATTGCATCAACGTATCCCTATTATGCTTTATCCAGTCGGCAACAAGCTTTAGACGTGCTGTTATAGCTGTAAATACAGGTATCAATGTTACCTGAATCTTTGAGGCTACCTCTCCAATGGTCAATTTTAGATCAGTCATACTTTTTTGAGCCATCTTAACCTTTCCTTCATCCGTCAGGGCAAAAGCTTTGGCCTGTCCTCCAAACTCTGTATTCAGCTCATTCAGGATTACTCTTTGAGCTTCCATGAGTTTCCCCTGTGACTGAAGATGTTTGATTGTTTCCTTTTGTGTGTCGGTAAATGTTACACCCTGACGTTGTAACCTGGTCATTCCTTCGGCAGGATTATTCATTGCCTTACCGATGGCAAGAGCTGCCGAGGTCATATCTGTTTTATAGAAAGTGGCGAAGTCGGCCACTGCTTTTGTTGTTTCGGCAAAGACAGGACCTCGGATGCCAGTAAATGAAAGTAACATACCTTGCGCATCCAGGATCTCGGCTCGTCCCTGTGTGATGCTTTTACTTAACTGTTTTGCTTGTTCCTCTATTGCCTCAGCTGATAAGCCGGCTGCTCCTTTGGTTGATATTAAAACAGTGTTTACCCTTGTTACTGCCTTTTCAAGATTATCATAAGCCTCTTTGGATAATTTTACAAATTCCAAGGCTCCCCAAACCTCAAAAGCTCCAGCTACTATACCTGCAAATTTATTGACAGTCTCATTGAGGCCACCCATGGTTTTATCAAAGGACTTGGTATTTTTATCCATTGCACTTAACCTGGAGGAGAACTGATCTCTTAACGATACGAGATATGCAACATCTGTTTCTTCCATGGTTATAATTTAAAAACCCCGGATCATTACCGGATCACGGGGTTTATGTTATTGAAGTACTTAATAATCCTGCTTTAGACCAAAATATCAGATCTTGTTGAAACTGTGCAAACTCATCTATTGATGTTGGGTTCCTGCGATAATGCCAGCGAAAAAGTGAAAAAATATGCCTAGTATTGATTATTTCACCAAGCTTATAATCTTTCAATTTTTTTTTACTTCTTCAGATACCGGCAAAACATACTCCTCAGCAAGTTTGATACATAGCTTTGCAAGAAGTTTGACATTGTTGTCATATTCCGGATCATAATCGATCGCACAAGCTTCAAAGATCACCTTCCCGGATCCCATCATGTCAGTTGCTCCTTTGTATCCACTTAAAAGAGCACACATGGCTATTGCAACAGTTGCAAATTCAGGTTCCTGGATCGTGCATGCATAGGTCACATCCTCAAATACAGGTTTTAATATCGGATTTCCATCATCATCAAGAATGGGCTTCTCATCATCATCCAAAACAGGTTCGGTTTTCTGATCGCCATTTGGAAGTAATACCGGTTTAGATTGTGTAATGGAATAAACCGTCGATGGTATCTTAGGATTTTTTACTGTTTTATAGCTCATTATCTATATTTTATATTTGAAGCAATAAAGGCGAAAGATTTTTTTGAGTCTGTATCACCCAAGGAGGTATCAACACCATCATCCGTGAATTTCACATTTTTGATAACGTGACGTTCTGGTTTCTGAGGATTGCCAAATACTACCAAGATATCAAATAGAGGTATATTGAGAAAAGAACCGTTTGGAGCAACATCACGTATCGCCTCTGAATCGTTCATAGAGATCTCAATGCTCCCCTTAGCTTCGATCTTACCACGACCATATGATATTGGCCGTTGACCGGTTCCATAATTCATTTTTGTATCTTCTTCTTCCGAATAATTGATTTTTGATACGGAAGGAACGGGTACTCCTAACACGATAAATATTATCTGTGAAAAATCAAATGCCCGACCATTGATAAGTACTGGTTGATCTGCCATTTTACGAAGCTATTTGTGTGGTGAAACCATCATTGATAACTATATTCCTTGCTACTCCAACAGGTAATAATTGAAAGGAGATTACAAGTTGTGATGTTGAAAGTACATTTTGAGCAGGATCGATCAAAACCGTATAATCAGATACCTCACCTGCAACTTTCATCTGTTCAAGTGGTAAATCGGCATCGTTTTCAAACTTGGCGATCGTTGCCTGATCTAAAGTACCATCGGCATTGACATAAAGAGGACCATTAAGATCAGCGATAACACTTGAATATATGCCTCTTTCAGCCTTATCCATGGTCCTGTTCTTTTCGATATAACAGTAATCATCCGTTGCAGCATCGGCGGTCCATGAATCATTAAAATAGGATCCTGTAACATCCGTTATGGCACGCATGAAGATGTAATGTTCCTGATTTAACGTTGACTGAAGATTGTCACTTACATTGGTCAAAAGATCACCTGTCACAAATCCAATATCATCCAGGTTGGTACCATCAGAAAGATTGAATTTTTGTACCCATGCGATATCTTCATCAACTGCTGACAATGCTACAGCTCCCAGGGAAGCTCCTAAATTTGAGATGGACCAACCATTTTGAGTTCTGAGGTTGTCCATTGTATTAACCCAATATTGAGGATTATATACAGGATTACCGGAACCTGCCTGATTACATTTATAACATCCTCCACCCCAGATGATCTTATCACCGATATTATAGGAGTTGGAAGCTACGTAATTGGGCATGTTATATTTACCTTCCTGACCAAGTATTGTTGAAACCCTTGGAGAGCTCAAAACCGAATTATCAGGCAAGCTTCCAAGCGACTGACCTGTAAAGTCTGCGCCCAAAAGACAAGATAATGGCTTATGTGCTCCCCAGAGCGTATTTGCATAGCTCTGTAATGCTGTAACCTGCGATGTTGCGAAAGAGGTAGCTGCTCCCTGGCTGTTTAAGAACACTGCTATCTGACGAATATCGCCATTTGCAAAGTTCTGCATCGTCTGAATTTCTAATCCTGTAAAGGATGGTGTTGGAACAGGGAATATACCAACATAAAGAACTCCTCCCGGCTGTAACCGGAAAAACTCTTTAATATGATAATACATAACATTCAAGAAAGATCCCACACCACCGGAGAACTGAACAATCGTTGCTGCTGCTCCGCCGGTACCTCCTGCAGAGGATATGGACGTGAAGGCCAGTTTACCCGTTGCACAAGCTGCTTTTCCCCACCCGGCAGGAAGCGCCAAAGCTACATTTCCAGAGGATCCGGAAGCTATAATACCATGAAGGTTAGTATTTGCATTGATAGCAGCTATTAAGGCTGTGGCCTCAGCTGTTGCAGTTGCATAACCTCCCGTAGGACATGTAACGGATCCCAGGATCACACCATCGAGAATTACAGAATCCGTATCTCCTCCATTTCCTTTTGTTCCTATCAAAACATTTCCACCGGTTGCCTTTGTCTCATCGGAATATGTTTGATTAATACCGAGATTTAAAGCATCCTGAATACTGAAAAGTTTCTTTATTGGAGTGACTGAGGAAAATCCAGATGGATATGTGTTATTGTAAAAAACAAATCCGGATATAAAGTCTTTCCCGGGTAGTGGCTGACCTAATCCAGATGTGTTTCTGTTGAAAACTATGTTATTAAGTCCCATTGAAATATTTTTATAAGGTTATTTACCTTTTTTTCCTGTCTTTGTTTCAGTATTTTCCGAATCGAGTTCAGCATCCACCTTAGCTTCGATATCTTCCAAAGACAAGACATGCAATTTAACTTTTGCAAGTTTGGAATGATTATGAGCTACGTGTTTGTCCTTTTCATGGAACAAATTACCATCCTCAGTTCCATACATCACCTTGGCCCCTTGCTCAAAGTGATGAGCTGCCTTTTCAAGCAGCTCTTTTTTTGTATGTATTTTCATTATGATGCAGCATAATATTGAACCAGAGCAGCAACACCTTTAGCGTCTTCACGCAAGCATGTATTTGCAAACATTACAAGAGCACTGTAAAGCGATCCATAATATTCCGGACGATCCTGAGCGGTAAAGAACTTAACTGCTCCCTGTGCTTTTGCCATTACATCTTCCTGCCAAGCGAGGCACCCTAAACAGTCGGTTGTAGCACCTGCAGCGCCGACAGCTTTCAGAGTTGGAGGCGTACCATCTGAATAAACATTGACAACAGGACGCTGCCAAATGTTAAATCCATAAATTTTTGCCACCGATCCATCAACTACCAATTCTTCGTCAGGTTGATATAAACGGCTTCCCAAAATGGTAACATTGTTTTGTACCAGGTCAATCCACATATCAGATGGTATGAGTAAATGACGACCTTCCTGTGGTACATTGTCGCGATCTAATATACCTTTTAAGGCAATAATATCGGATAGTTGCATTGCTCCACGAACACCGGTAGCACTATTATTAGATAGTGAAGGGAAATTGGCAACTGCTTCTTTATTTCCTGTTGCACTTCCGGTCCGTAATATTCTGCTTGAAGTACTTGCGTTGGTTTGGAATAAACCATTAGCCCATGCATAAGCGCCATTATCGCCAAGCTGCTGATTGATGGCATTGATAAATTCCTTCATCACGCTCATACGTTTGTCATATGACAATTGAATGGTTTCAATATTCCTGATAACGATTGGGTCCGTGGTATATTCATTCAGCTGATAAGTAATCTGGTCGTCAATACGCTCAGTCACCATGGCGGGGAGCTGCTGACGGTTGATTACTACATTCACGCCACTACCGGCCTGGGGAACGTGTACGATATTATCGTCAACGTATTGATCATGACTCGTTGAGTGTTTCAAGAATTCTGCTCCACGGTATAAATTTTCCTGGATGTCCTTGATAAACGCCTCTATCCTTACTTCTGCCATTGTCTTTTATTTTTAGAGGGTTAGATTTAATTTATTTGTTGAACGCCTTCAAGCATGAAACTTGTCCCATTGAAGATGAATGTAAAAACTTCGGTTTTTCCTGCTGCTACAGTTGTGGCAATCGTAGTATTAAACCCAGTTCCCAAAGTGACGACTCTACCTGCTGAATGTCCTGATCCGGCTGTGCATATATAATATAATTTTGCACCAGCTTTTAACGTCAAAGGTTTTTCAGCTGTATTGGTAACCCATTTAACCTTTAAAGTTGTAGCCCCTCCGAGTGTATCGGCAGCAGTTAAGTTATTTGTACCATCAGCTATTGTAACTGTATTGTTCACATAGAGAGTACAGGATGTAGCCGAGTCAACAGCTAATCCAATTTGGGAGATATCGGCTGGTCCCATGGGCCAATTGATCTTGGTTTGAGCATTACCTTGTGAACAAAAGGCCATGCATACGATAGCGGAAATGAGAATAATCAGATTTTTCATATTACTAATTTGTTTTTTGCTTGTTAATAATTATTTGTATTCCATTTTGTACAGCTTATCGTAAGCTACAGGATTTTCAAGGGCAAACCTTTCGGCACCTTTGGGATCTTTCTTTTCGAATTCACGAAGGCTTTTGTAACCATTGGGTAAGCCTGCAGTGCCATCATCCTTATGATTGATAACTCCAAGGATGGAATTATGAGGAGTTGGAATGGCATCGAGGATCCTTTTCAGACCATCAGGATTCAAAGCATAGTCAGTTAGGAACTGATCTTTTGCTGTTGCAACAATTTTTTCCTGTTCGATGGCAGCATTCAAAAGATTTTCAGTATCTTTCTTTGTGCTGGCATCCAGTTTAGCTTTTAAGGTAGCGTTTTCAGCTCCATAACCATTGACAAGATTTGTCAATGCAACGACTTTTGCAGAGAGATCGGCGAAGTTTTCGGCTTTGCTTTTATCCTCTTTTTCTTTGTCAGCCTTTTCCTTTTCAGCTTTTTCACGATCTTCCTTTTCCTTTTTTTCCTTGTCGGCTTTGGCTTTCTTTGACTTTTTATCTTCGTCAGAATCGTCGTCGACTTCCTTGCCTTTGTCATCGACCTTGGCCTTACAGCCTGGGCAAATAGCGTGGTCTTCACCTGCTACTTTATGTTTGTCATAATCAAATTCTTTATCACATTTTTCACACTTGATATTTTTCATGTTATTGGAATTTAAATTGTTAAAAGCTTGATTAACCAGGATTAATATATCTTTTGCTGAAGTCTCTTTCTGAATATTTGGATGGGTAGGATAACTGAGAATACACCCGGGAGAGACGAATCCTAAATCTTCACATTCCTGTGCATTCAGCCATGTCTCTGCCTGCATCATTGTCTCGAGTTGCTTTTGTGGCAATCCTGTCGATTTTATAAAAAGTTGAATCAACTGTTCTTTAGCTGCTTCGAGTCTTTTTTTGATGATAGGATCGATGGTTGTTTCAATAGTTTCACCATTGATTTTTGGTTCATGAATCATGAACTGTGAATAGGGTACCGCGAATCTTTTAGACCCGGACTGATGCACTACACCACCCATGGAAGCTGCTACGCCATCGTTATATGTATAAACCTGAGCATTTTTACAATTTAGATTTGCAGTAACGATGGATAAACCATTAGTTATCTCCCCACCATCGGAATTGATATGTTCATGAATGATCTTGATTCCAGCATCATCATAGTATCTTATTTGTTGGGAAATATAATCACCATCCACTTCATTACCATTTTCCCAACTGCCAATGATACCATATAAATAAATTTCAACTGAATTATCAGTCTGATTTACTACTATGTTTGAATTTTCTGATTTTTTAGCAGGTTCAAAAAGAATGTATTTGATATCATGTTTTTTAAGCCAGTCTTTTGCTTCCTGAGCTGTAAACTTGCTCTTATCAAATCTATAAGCTTGCGTTGTCATCGTCTTTTCACCGATCAGATGACCAACGATGATATCGATACCAGGAGCGATATTTATTCGCCTGAAAGATTCTTTTTCAAACTTTTCCGGAGAAATTATCCTGGCTGCATGTTCACTTGGGTATGGCATTGCTATCAGATTTGACAGCAAAGTAAACTGTAATTCCTTTAACTTATTGAATAGTGGTAATTTACTGTTGTAAGATGCAAATGATTTTAATATTGCCGGCCATTTTTCTTTTCAAAACCTATCTCTCTGAGGTCTCTATAAACCGTGTCAACAGACAGAAACAATTCATTTGCTATTCTTATAACTTCTGATTTGGTATGTTTGACATTGGAAATTCTTTCCGCTATATATTTGCGACGTTCCTTCAAAATTTCTGAATCAGCGTTTCTCATATTTTATGGATTTTCTGTTGGAATATCTTCGAAGCTTCCTTCAATTACTGCCGTTAGTTTATCATCGATTCCGTGAGAATCTAAATTAGCGTCAATTTTGGTATCCCAGATACCAGGTTCCTGTACAAGAGTAGAAAATATTAATTGAGAGTCATAAAGAGCGCCGTGATCAAGTTCATTTTCATCTGAGAGTAAACGTAAAGGACCATAATTGGTTCCTTGAAGACCTTTAACATAATATTTGACATCTTCCAGTAGCTGATCTTTTTTTAAAAAAGCAGCCGTTTCATCATAACCAACATGTTTTGTATAGACATGCAAAGTTATATTCTGGATATAATTTTGTTCGCCTTTTATATTGGTATTCCAACAAATTTGTTTGGGTTCTTGATAATTTGATTTATGAAATTCTATATAGATATG